AGTATCTGACCATCTTAAATATTCTTTTTCTAATGTTTGTCTTATTAATGGTTGTACTGCTATTGCTGATTTAAGATTATATAATTTAAAATCATCATCTAACGGAAGTTCTTTTCCAGCTAATGCTACAATATCTCGTTCAATTTTATTTAATGTTCTTATTAAAGTTTCGTAATATTCTGATTCTGCAATTTCAATTGCTCTTATTCTGTATATTGCTGTATCTTCTACTATATTCGCCATTCATTAAATTTCTTCTTCTTCCACTTCTTCATCAGGTTGTTGTGCTTCATCTTGTGTAAATTGACCTAATTCTTTTTGTTGTTCAATTTCATCAAATATTACATTTAATTTTTCATCATCATCAACAACTGACCTAGCAATTTCTTTATCAATTTCTTTTTGCAATGTTGGAGATTGAATATTAATAGCTTTTGCTTGTTGATAAAAAGCTAAATCAGATGCATAATCTCTAATGTTAAATGTATCAGGATAATTAATTTCTCCATCAAATTCTGTATTTTGAAACATACTATATAATTTAAATAATTGTTCTTCTGCTATTTGTAAATTATCTGCTTTTTCTGACAACCTTGCATTTAATAATTCAAATTCAGTTTGTAATGCTATTCCTGAATTAATTTGATTTCTTGTTGTTCTTATGGCTCCTGTATGTGCCAATCTGTTAATTGCTTCAACTTTATGATTAATTGAATCCATTAATTGTGCTAAATTTTGTCCAGATGGTTGTAATAAATATGGTTTTAAATTTGGTTCCATTTCATCAGGCATTTCTATAACTGCACCAGCACCAGCACTTGCATTTACGCTTGGAGTTTTTACTAATGATGGGTGGTTAGTTAATCTAATTAATTGTTCTATTTCTGAAAATTCATTATAAATACTTTTTTGCAAATCCGCTATATCTTGTAGGTCTGACTGACCAATGCCTCGTTTATGTGACTTTGCATTGTATAAAATAACTGCTGGTATTTTGCCAATCAGATTCTCGGCAGTATCTATTACGGTTGGTTCAGTTCTATCATCTTTCATATACAAGGTATCTACTCTGTCTAAATACCAAACACGCATATATGTTCCACCATTCTTATCAACCTCTTCTCTAATTTTTAAATAATCCAAAGTATATTTACCATTTAATTCTCTTTTAAAATTCCAATCCAAAACATTTTCTGGGGTAATAATTGAAATATACGGTCTTATATCTTGTTCAATTTCTTCTGCTTGTGTATTTGTTGTTACCTTTGGTTTATCTAAAATTAAAAAACTATGTCCATAAATAGATGCATAATTTTGTGCTTGTTTTATTACTGCATTAAAGCTATTTCCATCAAGGTCAGCATCTTTTAAGAATGATTCTAAACTAGGTTCTTCTGCCATTGAACCAAAATTTCTTGATGGTTTTACTCTAAATAAAAAAGATGAATATATTTGTATTATATTTTTACAATGATTATCGCAAGGTGTATTAGCCAATCTTTGATTAAATTCATTATCCAATTCTAAATTATATCTATTTAAATATTGACCAACCATATAATCGTAACCACCGTTGTACGACCGAATATAGTATTCCCATAAGCTAACAGATTCTTTATAATCTTTATGAGTATTTAATGCTTCATCTCTTGCGTACATTTTATCTATGCGTCCATCTTATTGGTTTATATGGTATATTTTGTGCTATTAATGGTTTAACAATTTCAATTAAATATCCAATGCTGTCATTCATATGATCATAGCCTTCTTCTTTATCAGGAATATTTGTATTTTCCTTGTATATTTGTCTTTGTAAACCTTTTATCATAATTTTGCAAGATGGCGAGATAAAAATATAACGCTTTCCATCTGCTGACTTTAATCTTGAATTTACTGCATTGATTCTATCTCTTATTGGACTATGTTTTAATTTACATTTTACATTAAAACCAGCATTTTGTAATATTGTTAAATCAGTTTTACCACCAGCAGAGGTTTTTCTTTGCCTACAAGCTGGGTCAGGATAAACAAATATTTTTTGTTTTGTTCCATATCTGTTTCGTATTTCCTCAACCATTTCATCTGTATTACTTGAATAAATAACTATTTCATCAACAAAATGAATTGTATCTTTTTCTAATTGAGCCACACAAGCACTCATTGGATCCACATTAAAATCCAATCCTATATGTAAAGGTTTAGACCAATCTATATTTTTTGGTTTAACATTATCAACAGCATGGAAATTATAATAAACAGCACCAGCATAATTTTCAAAACTACCCTCAAATTCTTGTCTAAATGTTCTTATATCAATATCTTGTTTTGCTTGTTCTATTTCTTCTGATGATACCATTCCACCTTGTAATGTAGTAAATTGAAAACTATCCCATTCATTATCTCTTTTACCTTTTTCATACATACGGTATGACCAATTACCAAAGCCCTTTGGAGAACCACACATTAAAACATCACCCATTGTATCAGCAATAGATGCCCTTAATACTTCTGTCCAAGCCTTTTCATCAATATCAGCAAACTCATCTAATATTAAAAAATCAATACCTACTCCACGCAAAGCATCATAATTTTCACAACCTTTTAAGGATATAATACTTCCTGTTCTTTTAATCCTAATTGATAAATTAGTTTCATTAATAGATTCAATCCAATTAAAACTTGCTAACATTTGTTTTAATTTAGACCATACAATTTCTCTAGCCATTTTAAATGTTGGTGCAACATACCATATATTCTTTCGAACTTGGGTTGCATATTTCATCATTTCAGTAATACATAAATAGGTTTTACCAAATCTTCTGCCTGATACTAATACCCTAAATCTTTTATTACTCTTTGAAACTTTATGTTGGGGTTTTGTTAATGTTATTTTCACTTAAACACCAATATTTAACTATATATTTTTGTTCGTCAAATTCTTTAGGTGCTTTTTGTACTAATGTAATAGTTTTTTCTGCACCTTTGGCTACACATTCTGAATAACTTAATAATTCTCTATCTGTTAATGGTGGATAACAAAAATTATTAACTAATGAGCATACTTGGTATAGTAAAATCCATTTCATCTATTTCCTTTTTTTGTAATATTTTCGATGCACTTGGACTCTCCAAGACCAATGAAAAATTGACCTTGCAACTTTGCCTATTTTTTCTACTATCCAATCTATCATTTTTAATACTCATAATTACGGATATAATAACATATCCTTTGCTTCCTTTTGTAATTTTTTTATTTTATCATCTTTTACAGATAATTCTATTTCTTTTAAATTTATTATAGCTTTTAATGTATCTATTTCTTTATTTAATATTTTAATTTTCATTTCTAAATCATTATCGCCTTTATGTTTTATTTCATTTTCAAACGTCTTATCTTCAGCTAATACTTTTATAACATCAACTTTGTTCATTTTAATATTAAAGCTTTAATAGACTTTTCCCCCATATAAATTTCTGTTTCAGCTTTACCACGATAACATTTATAAGTTACTGTTTCACTATAAGTTCTTTCAGCTTCACGCTTACCTCTTAAACACATAGCCATATTATCTTGTATTCTATGCTCTTTAATTTCTCCATTAACAAACATTAATAATGCTATAACTGATTCAATCATTGTGAATTACCATTTGTATATTTAATTTCTCTATTAGCATCTTTTAACTTTTCTATATCTTCTAAAACCTTATCCATTTGCTTTCTTAAAAATTCTATATTAACTTTATTTAATGCCATTTCCTCAATATGCTTATTTAATTTATCTGTGGTTTTATATAAATCCTCTATCATCATAAATTGTTCTGAATCTGCTGGTAATGAACCTAATTGTCCTCTTGGCCATTTAATTCTAAATTCTGTATTTTCTTCTAAATCTTTTTCCATTAATTGTAATCTTGTATCTGTAATATTTAACCTTTCAACCATTTGAAAATAACCCATTGTTCCTAATGCAACTATTACAATTAAACTAGCAACTGTTTTCATTGGCATAGATACTTTTGCTTCTTCTGATATTTTTAATGCCATTATATTTTAAACCCCTTTCTCCAAGATTTAATCGCCCAATAAACAGGTTTCAAACTTTTTTGCCCTGATACTTTTCTCAATATAGCACCATGCCTAGCTAAAAATGACCTTTGCCTTGCTGGATTATTTTTTTTAATTGACATATTAGGATCACCAAAACGAACTTTTTTGATATTGCCTGTTGCCCTATTTCTAACATACACAGCAAATTTCTTTCTTTGACCTGATGTTCTAAAAGGTTTATTTAATTTAACTGTTCTACCTCTATATTTTGCCATGCATTGTAATTACCATATATTATTTACAAATACACCCATAAAAATCGCCACTACCATCTTTCATTACATGCACATTATAAGGGGCTTCATAATAAATTGTTAAATGTAATCTTAAAATATCACATAAATCAAAA